AATAATATCATAAACGTTTAGCTGTTTTACAAGACTTTTCTATTTATAAAACAGTTCTTAATTTCATAAATAGAGAGAAAAGTAAATATAAATCTTAATCTTTAATGTTATTATTTAACACTTCTGTTACTTTATTTTCGTCATAGTTCTCTCTACAATCTATAAATGAAAAGATATTTTGAAGATTATTTCTGTCAAACATTCTTTCAAAAGTAGTAAAATAACACCAATCTTTATTTTGATTATAAAATTCAATTAATTCTTTATTCATTTGATTAAGATAAGCTGGTGCGTTTTTATCATCTTTATGCCAACCACTTTTACTTTGAGCATTAATATTTCCTCTAATTTGTATAATAACCTTTGTTTGTGGAAAGAGAACTTTGAAAAATTTTATTAAATTTATTTTTTTATTATCATACCTTATTTCTTTAAATCCCCATAAATTTGTTTCTGGTTTATTTTTAAACATTGTAATAATTAACTTACGAATTTGGTCTTCCATTTCATGAATCTTATATGAGTTATACCATGCCGGTTTCACATTTTTACTTACAATGTCTTCATAAGATGCTGGATTATAATGACCAGGTACATAATCTCTAGAAGTAGCATGAATCTTGTTATAAAAATCCAGTATACTATTGATTGCTCCATAGTTCTCTCCACAAATATTTGAACCAGGTATAGTATTAATTATTCGCTGCATTGTAGTTGAACCTGAGCGACCTGTTGCGCATATTAAAACTATTTTGTCGTCCATATTTATTAATAGTATTATTAATAAGTATTTAAATTAATATTTTAACACTACTTTTTTGTTAACGATAGTCGCTTCGCTTAAAGCACCGCTACCTTTGGTTAAAACCAAGGCTTTAATTCAAGTTGTCTATCATTCTCATTTGCCATTACTGGATGAGAAATTGGCACGACTAATGTACTGGCGTCATTTATATATTTCATGTACCCTTGTGCTTCACTATAAACTTGCTGAATACAGTATTCTAATACTATATTATTTAATTGAGCTATTTGTTGTGGAATATTATTTGGTTGATTAGCAGAATTTTGTAAAAAAACACTTCTCATAACAATTTTGAGAGAATCACAATCTTGTGGACCAATAACATACTGTCCATTTGATCTATGATAAACACCAGCTCTTATACCATTTTGAATAATTTGAATATTTTGTTCTGAAAAGAAGGCATTTGATAAAGAATCAGAAGTCCATAAACCTTCAGTTGCGTTCCTAAATGTTACACACTGGTTTGCTGGTATTTTGTCATACATTTGAAATAACGTTGAAGTATTTGGGCTTTTAATGTCCACGCGTCCATTATTTACTTTATTCATTTATATAAAATAGGTAAATAGAAAAAAATATATTTATTTAATTTATATATATATATGGAAGGTTTTCAAAAGATTGTTCTTTATTCAGCTATTATTATATTAATTATTGCTTTAGTAATCATTGGTATTGCTTTATCATATTCAAAAGATAACCAAGTATGGCCACCAATTGTTCCTGAGTGTCCTGATTATTGGGTAGTTGATGGTTCTGGAAATAATGCTACATGTATAAATGTTAAAGATTTAGGAACTTGTCAGGCAACTGGCGAATCAAAACATTTAACAATGAACTTTAATAATCCTCCTTTTACTGGTTCAGATGAAACATGTTCTAAATATACATGGGCAAAAAAATGCGGAGTTACTTGGGATGGCATCACTTATGGTATAAATAATCCGTGTCAAACTTCGTAATTAATACATTTCTCATATTAAATTATATTAAAATATTATAAATATAATTTATGTTATTTAATTATAAGAACTAATGGATGCAATTACTAAAAGATTACCAGTTGAATTAGTAAGATATATAAAAGAATACATTCCAAAAAAAGAATTCGTATTTACAAATAGAGAGAACTATAATTTATATCATACACTTATAAAATCATCCATTAAAGATTATGAAAGTTATATAAGATCTATGATTCGACAAGATAATGAATTTGTCTTTAAAAAAATTATTGAAGAAAATTATAATAAATGGTATGAAATTAGACAATATAAATACAAAAATATGATTTTTAATAATTATTTATATTTTGTTATGAATTTTTGTATTGAAAATGAGTCTAATAATTGTAGAAAAATTATTTCTGATTTTTTAAAAGAACATGGATTAGGTAAAAATCTACATAAAAAGAATGTTGTTAAATATATAAAATGGAAGAATTAAATATTAATAAAATTCTTAGCAGAGAAGATAAGGTTTCAAATATTAAAGATATTCTTCAACAATTTGAATTAAATAAAAATAACATCCTTTTTAAAAAAGGTATTTATGTCTATGGTGATCCAGGAACTGGAAAAACAACATTTGTAACTAACATCTTAAAAGAATTGGATTATGATATTATTAAATATGACGCGGGTGATATTAGAAATACTTCTGTTATTGAAGACATTACAAAACATAATATGTCTGATAAAAATATTATGAGTTTATTTAATAAAAAGGTTAGAAAAATTGCTATTATTATGGATGAAATTGATGGAATGAATAATGGAGATAAAGGTGGAATTAACACATTAATTAAACTTATTAGACCCAAAAAGACTAAGAAACAAAAGTTAGAAGAAGTTACTATGAATCCTATTATATGTATTGGAAATTATCGAGTTGATAAAAAGATTAAAGAACTTATGAAGGTATGTAACACAGTTGAATTAAAAACTCCTACAAACACAGAAATTCAAAGTATAACTAATTTATTACTTCCAAATATTGATAATAATATTAAAGATAAAATTAAAACATTTGTTCAAGGAGATTTAAGAAAACTTACTAGTATTTATAATTTATATAAAAATAAACCTCAAGTATTTACAGCTGATATTATTGAAAATATTTTACAAATTAAATCTTACAGCGATGATACCAAAAAAATTACTAATAAATTAATTAATAATTATTATACAATTAGTCAGCATAATAGTGTAATGAATGAAACTGACCGAACTAGTGTTGGACTATTATGGCACGAAAATATTATTGATGTAATTGATAAATTTGATAAAAAACAATCTATACCTTTTTACATTAATCAATTAGAAAACGTTTGTTTTGCAGATTATATTGATAGAATAACATTTCAAAAACAAATTTGGCAATTTAATGAAATGAGTTCTCTCATTAAAACATTTAAAAATAATAAAATGTATCATGAATATTTTCAAAAGAAACAAAAATATAACCCAACCGAAGTAAGGTTTACCAAAGTATTAACTAAATATTCAACTGAATACAATAACTCGCTTTTTATCCAAAAGTTATGTCAAAAACTTGGAATGGATAAAAAGGATTTATTTGGGTTTTTTATTGACCTCAAAAATAATAGTGATGACAATGAAATTGTAAATTTACTTGAAAATTATGAAATTGGTAAGCTAGATATAAATAGAATTTATAGATATATTGAAAAGTATATCAAAGAAAATGCCACTGGAACTGCTGACAAGGAAGTTGAAGAAGAAGATGATGATGACGACGCTGGCGAAGAATGCTAACTAAATGTAAAGTTAAAATCGTCCATTAATCCACCAGCAGTTAAATTTATTGGTTTAATAGTATTATCATGTAATAAATTTATTTTTGTATTAATGGAAATTTTATCATTTTGAAGTATGTCTAATAGTTTTTTATCTTCATGATTCTTATATATATTATATAATTTTGTCTCATTATTCGTATCGTTTATAGGATATCTTTCATCATTTCCTGTATAAACACTTCTATAATTAGTATTTGAAAAAGTTGCTAATAAATTATAATTATTTCTTATATATTTTTTAAAATATACTATAAAACATAACAGTAAAAATCTCATAATTAACTGTATTATGATATTTTTATATTTATAAGTACTATTTTTATTATTTTTATTTTTATTTTTAGTAAACAACAATTGATTTTGGGTTATTTTTTCTCGTTTCAATAGCCTTATATCTAGCATCACGCTTTTCTTCCCACCTTTGAAGAGTATCTTCACTAACTTCATTATTTAGATGAGACATATAATGTCTGGGAGATACATAAAATAAGGTATTAGAACCATTTTTACTTTTACATTCACCAGTTGCTAAAATTACCTTAAAATATAGATCCTCATCAGCACTTCCAACAATATGTTTATAATAAGCGCCAGTTTCAGCATCTCTTATTTGTGAATCTGTTCCACCAGAGGTATAAATACTAATTGGTGTACGAACTAGTTGACCCCTTTTATTAGGACAAGTTCTATAAATTACATTATATCCTCTATCAATTTTTTTTGTTTCTTCAACTAGTCTACGTTGTTCTTTTTGTTCCTCATAAGATTCATTATCTGCGCTGCTAAAGTTGGTATATTCCATTTTATACTATAATACTATTACTAGTAGTTTATCTTTAAGTATATTTTAATAATTGTTTTATGATATTGTAGGTCCTTTACTAGAAAGTTAAATATGTTTATCTTTCATTCTTTCTTGTATTCTTTCATTAATAAGTTGTTTAATCTTATCTTCAAAATATTTAACTTTATCTTGTAATTGACCATTTTCCATAGTTAACTGTTGAATAATATAACTCATTTCATTTATCTTATTTTGGACTGCCTGAGGATTCGTCATCATGTTTAGTTTATTCATTGTGTCTTGATATTGCATTTGTTTTTCCATATGTTCTTTAATCATTTTTTCTCTACTTTCTCTGATCTCAATTAGTTGTTTAGTAACATCAGGTTTATTATCTGGTCTTCCAGGAGCATAAGCATCTAACAAGCCATCTATATCCTCCATAAAAAATTTTAGTATTTTAGTCTCTTTAATAAAATCAGAAGGTATTAATATTGAATCATGCATATGCGGATTAGGTCCTTGGTCTAATAATTCTTTTTTATCAAATGAATTATGATTGTGTGAAAATACTAAAATAGATTTTCTAGATTCTAACTGAACAAAAGGAATTGTATAATCCTTCAAAAAATGTTTCTCCTCAGCAACAGAAGAAATATCATCAAATTTTGTCATACTTAACAATTCACGTTTAAAAGCAAATGTTGCTGCCGTAGAATGATTAGGGCCATATGGTCCAAATTGGATCATTTTATTTATATGTTTAAAATAAATACACATAGCACTTGAACCAGCACATAATGCTTTGGGATTTTGTTTTAACATATCAACAGCATGACTTACTCTTTCAGGTGGATAATAATCATCATCATCCATATAGATTATAATATCTCCTTTTGCTTTTTCATTTAATAAATTTCTCTTTTTACCAAGAGTCATTTTTTCATCATATTTAAAATATTTAACTTCTGGAATATGTGATACCAAATCTTCAATTTTATCAGTTCCATCATCTATAATAATCCATTCAAGTTTAGCTTTTGGATAAATTTGATGTTGAAAACATTCAATCATAATTGGTATAAAGGGTCTGCGATTAAATGTTGGAGTACAAATACTAACAGTAGGTAATTTAGAGAGTTTTTGTTTTCCCATTTTAATTAATAATTATAAATTTATATTTAAGTATTAATTACGTGATAATTTTTTACCAATTTCTTTTATTTCTTTGGTTATGTTACCACCCTTTTGTCCAAATAATAAACCATATAAGAGTCCATGTTTTTCCTTAATAGGTTCCTTAAAATTACATGTTTTTTTCGCTTGATTAAAACTTACAGCAGGCGATAAATTTTCTTTACTAGAAGGATTAAATATATCTATTGAAATTATTCCAAAAAATATTAGTAATACTGTTATTATTGAAAATATACCAGGAATTGTTCCTAATTTACTGAATGCGCTAACAACAACAAAGAAACTTAATATGCTCATAATAAGTGTTTTGTAATATTTAAATGTATCCTTTATTATAGGTAAAGCCGATATAATTTTACCTCCCATTTCTGCTTTATAAGTAATACATGAAAATATACACCATGACATTGAAAAAGCTGCTAAAATTGAAATAACTGGTAGCGCAAAGAAAAATGCTATAACAAATAATATTATCAAACATACAGCACACCAATAATTAAATGGTGAAACAAAGGTTACATCTTCCCATTTAGGATTTCCTGTTCCTGAGTCATTAGTATTTGTTTTAAAGAACCAACCCATTTGCGCAAACCATAAATATATTAAATATAAATGATCAACAATAAAAATTATTGTTATCATAAAAGCAGCTATTGCTGGTCCAAATATAATTAAAAGAGTTTCTGGTAGCCCATTTAACATATCTAAAATCTTGTTGAATGCTGAATAGTTAAAATTTATAACATTTTCAATCATTGAAATAAAATAATTTGCTAAAAAATTAGATCTTGGCTCATTTTTATAGTCTCGAAACATATCTATAATATAGTTTTTTGAATTGTATTCATTATAAGGGAAACTAAGTTTCATTGACAACGGATTATCTCCTCCTGTTGTAAAAATATTCGTTTTAATAGGTTGTATATTTGGTTCTGAATCTGTATAAGGTGAACAGTGAATATCGGTTGGTAAAATATTCGACTGTGCTAATTTACAAGCATACAATAATAATCCACTTCCTGTATAATAAACTGTTACAGCTATAAACATAACAATCACTGAAGAGAGAAAACTTCCAATATTTTGAATATAGTCGCCGTTAGTTGATGAAGACGTTTCTTCTTTCTTTTTTTCATCAATAGCTGAGGTATCGCTTGATTCTGACATACTTATATTAAAATGATATAAAATATTTGTAATTTATTTTATTTACTAAAATGCCTAATTCGGTTAATAAATGTAGGTCCTAATTATTTTAATATTAAATTATATTATATGGAATTCTCTCAAAATCAATATAATATTTTATTTTTGATAATAATAAGCTTCATATTATTTGTAGCAATATTTAAGTGGATTGATTATTTAACAAATGAAAATTACATAGTCGAATGTTTTACAAATAACGTTAGTCAAGAAAAGTACGATGGTTCAACAAGCCATACTGTGGATCTACCTTTAACAACAACCTATAGTTGTAAAAACTTTTGCGGTCCAACTGCCAGATGTTCCATAACTGGTCAGCAATGTTCTGCCGATATTGATTGTCCTGGATGTCAACCATATTCGCCTCCTCTTTCAAAAGCAAAAGGTTGCGTTCCTGGAGACAATGATGCTGGTAAACTTACAGTTGGTATTACTCCTCAATATTCACCTTTAACAAGTGGTTATGGAACCCAAGAACGTATCATTACATCCAATATGTATTCTAAACCTGCTCAACCAAATTTTGGTGTTGATGTATGGACTAAAGATTTTGATGAATCTAAAAAACTATTTGACCAAAGATATAAACCATCTGGTCTTCAATATATGCCGGATTACCCTAAAAGATATAGTTTAACTGGTGAGTTTATTGAAGATGGACCATTTGCTTCAAACGCACCTATACCAACAAATTAATTTAATAACTTTTATCTATTATAACTTCCTTTGCTATTTTTTTAATGATTTTGTCCTCTTTTTCCAAATCATTATCTCCTGAACCTCCCATAGATTCAACTACGAGTTTGTTATATTGATCAGAAAATTTGGAATGATATTTTCCACAATCTGGATGTTCTTCTTTAAACTTTGGAAGCAATCTTTGATTTTTATTTGCGACGCGTTTAATTGCTTTACGAAGTTTTAGCTTATTTTCATTCTCTTTTTCCCATTTATCTTCATCTTTAATGTACATTACTTCTCTCTTTGAATCACTACAATGAACTGGTCTCTTATGAACATCCATCTCTTTAAGATTCTTAATAATAATATTAGATATTCCTTCTACAAAACCTAATCTTCCAACACTTTCTAAGTCTGATAATTGAAGTTTTAATGAATCTACAAAGTCCATAATATTCATGGCATCTTTACAAGTTTCATTTAAAAATACATTAAGATTAAAGGTTTTATTATTTGAATTATTATTACTATTTGTTATTGTTGTATTACCTATTCCATTTTTGCTGATTTCAACAATTTTATTTGTAAGCTCTTGGTTATGTTTATGAGCTTCATTATTTTGACTAATAAGTTCTTGATTTTGTTTAACAACCTCTAAGACTAAATTAGTTAAAACTTTAAATTCAGACTCTTCTTCTCCAGTAGAAATATATGTCTGTTCTTGATTCTGAATAGGTATACAGTTGCCGGCGTTTTTATGGCGAGACAATCCTGACGTATGTTTATAAACCTTGCCACACGAGCACATACAATTAGATAAGGCATTTTTCGGCACTTTTTCATTATCATTTTTACCATTTTTGTTATCATTTTCATTTTTTATATGTTTTGCTGTCATTAAATGTGTTTCATAGTTACTTTGTTTAAAGCATTTGAAGTCACAAATATAACAATAAAATTTTTTGGCATTTTTTGGCATTTTTTTGTTATCCATATTTACCATATAATGATAATAAAAAAATGCCTAAATCCTTTTTTATAAAAACAATAAAAAATTTACAGTCACAAATTTATAATTATTTTTTTGGTGATGAGATGCTAATTTTCAATTATGGTCACACAATTGCATTATTTGAGGTAAAATATCTATACTTTTGAAAAATGGACATTAAAAATGTCCAAAATTGACTTTTCAAAAAAACTTTCCCCGAAAAATTTTAATATTCAATACTACATGTGAAGGGAACTTTTTTAGTGCCTTTTTCTCATTTTTCAAGATTTTCCCTTCATCATGTAGTGCATCGGTCTTTAAATAAGAAAAATAAACATATATTTTTAAATATTTAAATAAATTTATAAAATAAATTATTTATATTTTTATATTTATATGAAGAAAACTTACAGAAATAGAAGAAACAAATCTCGTAAAAATCTAAAAAGAAAAACAAGAAGATATAGAAAAAACAAAATGGGAGGCCATGAAGACGAAGATTTACCACATTATCATCTGATGGTTAAATCGGCAAGAGGTAAAACACAGGAAATGTCTGAACGATTTGTCAATACACATTTAGATAGAAACATAGATGCAGCAACTATTCAAGATATACAAGAATTTGTTATAGATAGAGGTTTAAATGAAGATACAACAGGAACACCTCAACCATTTACTTTATTTTGGAAAGGTAAAAAACTTGAAGATGCGAATGTTAAACTTAGAAAAATTGTTGTTGAAGGTGATAAATTGCCTTTATATAAACCAAATGAACAGCCTATTATGGTTTTTTTAAATAAAGATATTGGTGATCCAGTTAATTTTGAAGCACATGATATTGATTGGAGAGACCCAGACACACCAAAAGGTCCTTAATCGAAGATACCTTTGGTTAAATTGAAAATTATATTATTATTAAATTTAATAAATAATATAATTATTTTAAATACAATTAAGTGGCATATAGAAGAGCAGCATTACCACCAATAAACACTACCATATTTACTCTCTCTTCCATCAAATACATATTATAATTGTAATCATAAATTCTCCATGTTGGTTTGTTGATACCAATTATATCACCTGTAGTTGGGTCACAAATGGTTAATGATTGAGCATATGGATCTACTGGTGGAATATTTGTTGTAAACTCTAATTGTACATTCGTGAATCTACTCATATTCATTGCTCCAGAAGGCTGTATTGTAAAAGGATTTGTATCTAAACAAAAATTATAACAATATAATCCAGGTGGTGCAAAACCAGCAGTTCTAACATATTTTTCTATATAATTATAAACTCCAACAGGTAGAACATTTTCTCTATATTGCCCATCTAAAAGAATGCCTAGAGCAATCAAAATATTTTTTATATTTTGAGGATTATACACTCCAGTAGTGTAAAGGCCACTTAATGTTCCATCTGGATTCAAACCGGGGCCGAGTTGAAGTGGGGGTGGTGGACCTGATTGGTCTGGATTTGGGTAGTTACCAGCAGTAGAAGCAGGTGTTACATCCTGAGGCATATAATCGTAAGGCCAATTTGTATAGTTAGACCATTGATTACGTAAATTAGCATCACTTCGTTGAAAATAAAACATCCAACTGATAACCATACCTATTGAATCCAAATCAATCTTGTTAGGTCCAGTTACATTATAATATGGTTTTTCATATACTTGTTTAATCAAATATTTTTGTTCATTCTTAGCAAATATTTCAGATTCGTCATTTGAGAGAAAGCAATACGTACAATTTAGATTAATATCAGCATTCCAATTTGTTCTAGTATCTACATAGGATGTAGGACCTAATGTTTGGTCAGGAGGTGTTTGAAGAAATCTATAAAACTGCATGTAAAATTGATTAAAATTTGGAGCAACTACTGGAAAATTATTTGTATAGTCAATTACATCACGAATAGTAAACCATTCATTTACAGGTCTAAATGATACACTAATTTGAAGTTCATTGTATTGAAGAGCTACTAATGGAAATGCTTGTGTTGTCACCAAATTAAACCATGCGCCTAAAGGAATAAGCAAAGTTCTGCCATTTATAGAAGGTTGAGCACCAGCTGGATTGGGCACTGTTTGATTTGGTGGTGGCATGCCCTGAAAAAAGGCATTTGGGTAAGCATTTACACGCGAACCCGAATTTGCTGGGTCATTAAGTTCAGGAATATTCCCAGTCATTTCATTAAATAGTGCTAATTTTGAACCACTAAAATCTCTTTGTGCTGAAGCTAAAATATATTGTCCGGAATATTCTTGTAATTTTTGGTTACCACAATTAATAGTAATTCTACTAATTATTTGAGCACCAATATTTTGAATCCATGCGAATTCATATGGCGCCCAATCGGTATATACGATAGAACCGTCAGACTGAGTTACAGCTTGTGGAGGGAAAATAGGACTCCAAATAGTAGGTAAGTTAATTGAAATATAACAATCCATAAGAAGATCAGCATATCTTTTAACCTTAAAGTTAAATGTAGATTCAGTTGTTAAACTGAGAGAAGGTGTTCCATCAAAATCTAAACGAAAATTTTGTTTGCCATAATTAGTATATTTTTTATACGCAGCCTTCCAAAATGTTTTACTTGGGTTACCATTTAAAATTACATTTTGTTGTCCTGTTGCTACAAGGTTCATTAATCCGCCTGCCATATCTAGTATATATAATCATTATTTTTTAAATTATAGTATTACTTCATTATATATTATTTTAAATTGCTTCTAAAATTAAAAATAATATAATATATTAGATTAATGTCAAGCCAACCTACAGATTATTTGTCAAAATTGAAATCTTTAGATGAAGATTTCCAGAGTTATATGATAATGGCATTTATTTTTATTATTTTGATTATATTTATTGGTTACATGATTTACCTAAGTAAATTAGAAAATCGTGAATGTGATTATATGAATAATTTATATTCTACTGTTGATGGTAATATAAGGCCAATTTCAGCCAATGATCCAGACTGTAAATTCAATTTATACGATTATTATATTAAAACAGCTTATAATGCTTGTTCAGGAGGAAGTTATAAAAATGATTTTGTAAATATTTGTAATTTAAAAGCAGTTCTAAAGCAAGGTGTTAGATGTTTAGACTTCGAAGTTTATTCAGTTAATAGTCAACCAGTTGTTGCTACAAGTACGTCAGATGATTATTATGTTAAGGAAACATTTAACTCTGTTAATTTTGGAAGTGTAATGGATACAATTAATAATTATGCTTTTGCTGGAGGAACGTGTCCTAATTCTACCGACCCCATTTTAATTCATTTAAGAATTAAAAGTAATAACCAAGGTATGTATAAAAAATTAGCCGATATATTCAAATCATATGACAATATAATGCTTGGAAAAGAGTATAGTTATGAAAATTCTGGTAAAAATTTAGGAAGTACACCTTTATTAACTTTTAAAAACAAGGTTATTTTAATTGTTGACAAAATCAATAACTCATTTTTAGAAAGTAAAGAGTTTCTTGAATATGTAAACTTAACTAGTAATTCAGTATTTATGAGAGCTACTGATTATTATGGTGTTAAGAATAATCCGGATGTACAAGAATTAACAGAATTTAATAAAAGAGGTATGACAATTGTTTTACCAGATAGTGGAACAGACCCTGCTAATCCAAGCGGCACTTTATGTAGAACTTATGGTTGTCAAATGGTTGCTATGCGATATCAACTAGTAGATAATCTACTTATGGAAAATGCTCAGTTTTTTGATAGAGCAGGTTATGCTTTTTCATTGAAACCAGAGAATCTAAGATACAAACCTGTTACAATTCCAACACCAACGCCGCAAAATCCTGCTTACTCATATTCTACACGCAGCGCAAGTACAGATTTTTATAGTTTTAAATATTAAATATTTTTTTCCAGAGTTTTCCTAGTTTCAATATTTTTGTAATCATCATTTAAAAGTAGTTTAATTTTATCAAATGATACTTGTAATGAAATTTTGTCTATAAGTTTTATATTTCTATTTATTTCTGAAATAATGTCAATAAATGTTATCGCAGGCGCCCAATTATCATTACAAATAATTGTATTACAACATAAACAATCACGACCCGTAAATTTTTTTACAGCATTCAATTTATCTCGACTATTCATTTTTAATAAACTTGTATAATCATGTTCATTTAGTTTAATTTTTGGAGGTTTAAATGGATATTCAGTTGGCAAAATAATTGATACTGTATTGAAATATGGAGTTATATTATTGTCTACTATTATTAATACAAATGAATCTAATTCATTATCAAACGATAATTGAATAGAGGCAAATTTATTTATACATAGTTTTAATTCCGCAGAAAGTCTTCTCTTTCTAACAGAAGGAGTTATATTATTAAGTTCTAATAAACTAGCACAATCTAGAAATTCGGTCATTATATAGTTATATAAGTTAATTGTATTATTAAATAACTTTTTCAATTTTATTTAATAATTAATTCTAATTAATATATAAGAAGTATGAAATCGAAAAATGTTTGTAAAGATTTAACATTTGATGACTGTGAATTAGCAATATTAAGAATGGCCGTTGATAAAGCAGAAGAAAAAATAGCAAAACGTGTTGTAAATTCAGACGATATCAGAAACATTATTAAAATAGTAGAAGACTTCATTACACAAAAAAATTTAATTTGTTATGGAGGAACAGCAATTAATAATATATTACCAACTGAAGACCAATTTTATAACAAGGAATTAGAAGTTCCAGACTATGATTTTTTTACTATAAATGCTTTAGATGATGCGAAAGAATTAGCAGATATATATTATAAAAAAGGTTTTACTGATGTAGAGGCAAAAGCAGGTCAACATCATGGAACATATAAAGTGTTTGTAAATTACATTCCAGTAGCTGATATTACTCTTTTACCAAAACCAATATACAATTCTCTTAAAAAGGATGCTATAAGAGTAGGTGGTATTTTATATACTCCTCCAAATTATTTAAGAATGTCAATGTATTTAGAGTTATCAAGACCAGCTGGAGATACAAGTAGATGGGAAAAGGTAATGAAGCGTTTAGCACTTTTAAACAAACATTATCCTATTACAAATATGAATTGTAATGAAGTTGAGTTTCAAAGAGGCATGGAAAATAAAACAGACGAAGACATAGTTTATGATAATGTTAGAAATACACTTGTAAATCAAGGTGTAGTTTTTTTTGGCGGGTATGCTATTTCGTTATATTCTCAATACATGCCAAAAAATCTTCAACATAAACTAGAAAGAATAGCAGATTTTGATGTTTTATCAAATGACCCGGAAACAACAGCACAAATCGTAAAAGAACGTTTAAAAGATGTTGGTATTAAAAATGCCAAGATAATTAAAAAACCAGCAGTTGGAGAAGTAATTCCAGATCACTATGAGATTAAAATTGGCAGTGACACAGTTGTTATTATATATAAACCAATCGCTTGTCATAGTTATAATATTCTTAATATAAAAGGTCAAAAGGTAAAAATAGCAACAATTGATACTATGTTGAGTTTTTACTTAGCATTTTTATATGCCGATAGACCATACTATAATGAATTCTTAGAGAGAATATTGTGTATGTCAAAATTTCTTTTTGATGTTCAACAAAAAAATAGATTAGAACAAAAAGGTTTACTTAGACGTTTTAGTATTACATGTTATGGTCATCAAGAATCTGTTGAAGAAATTCGAGCACATAAAGCAGAAAAATATAAACAAATTAAACAAAAAGGTGACAAAAAAGAAATGGAAGAATGGTTTTTAAACTATAAACCAGATGATATTAAAAATAAAAAAATAGAAAAATTTGAAAAAAATAAAAAAGTGGATAAAAAAAAGAAAAGAAAAGTTGGTACCAAAAAAAATAAAAAAGGGTTGTTAGCTATTTATGGAGGTAAAACGTGTAGAAACTATTAACGAGGACAAACATCTCCATAACAGTCATCTAATTTATCTTGAAATGTAACTCTTTTCTCTCTGTTAACGTAATATTTATAAATTAAAAAAAGTATTACAGCAACGACAATAGCAATAGCAATATAAATATATTTTAAATAATCTTCGCTATAAACTGAAGAAATAACTTCATTAATATCAGTGATATCACCTAATGCAAACTCTGAAGTAGAGATAGTAATATTTTCCATATCTGACATATTTATTAAAAATATAAATGCTAAATAATTTAAACTTATAAACAATAATTTTCCAATATTATGATAAAAATATCATACGATATTTTTGATAATATTTTATATAATACTGTCTCTTTAAACTCGCATGAAATATGCGTTTTAACATAAAGTAATACATGTATTAGATAAATACATATTCTCTCAATTATAGTTTTTACATAATTAAAAAAAATGTTATAATATGTCCAGTCATTAACATAACTACACATGGGTGTGTTACTTTGTTTAATAAAAAAACTATGTATATCAAGTAATCCAGAAAGAATTCTATGATAATTACTTTTTTCATTTTTAACATTTAATAAGTTGCCTAATTTGTCACTTCCAAAAAGGTCTAAATATAGAACCTTTTTCTCTCTTTCCTTAAAAATAAATGGTGTTATGCCATCAATACATTTATTTTCATATAGAACATTTCCATCTATTAGATAAGGTATATAACTAGACTTGATAAGTGTATTAATTATGTCATCAACATTTTTGTAAACCGTTCTAACTGGTTTAGTGCCTTTTTTTATGTTATTATATGTAATAAATAATTTTCCATTTACTATCTTGCATATATCACTCGGAATTCTGTGAGATAAATGTTTTTTTAACTCCTTGAGCAGATTAAGATTATATGTTTGCCTAAATTCTTTACTAAGTAAATCGTATAATTTAGGCATTAAATCAAGACTATCAATGAAATATAAAAATCCAACAATCGAGCCAATACTACATCCAGATATTCGTTCTATTTTAATATACTTTCTATTCTCCATTTCTTTTAAAAAATACAAGGCACCTACATGATAACTTCCGTTAAACAATCCTCCATCTAATACAAGATCCATTTTAATAGGTTCTTTTACATTTTTAATATTATCAGGTAAATTTTCTATTAATTTAATTACATACTCATTAATCATTTAATTATTATAAAAAAGTATTAACTATTTTATAATAAAACGTATAACTAATATATTTATTTAACCAAAGGTCCCAAGTGCTTTAAATTTTTTTATTTTCTAGCAATCTAGTCATAAACGCTTCTTCATTTTTATTTGTTACATACATATTAATTATTTCAGCAGGTGAATACAAAAATTCTTCTACGTTTAAAAGCTTTTCTCTGTCAATTTTGGTTTCAAATAAATTTAAATACATTTCTGCCAAGGTATCGTGACCAACGTTCTTAAGTTCATGTGTAATGTCAATTCTGCCTGGTCTAACTAGTGCAGGGTCCAATTTGTCATAATGATTAGAAGAAATAATTAAAATTCTTCCGGGAGTTTCTCTAATACCGTCCCATAAGTTTAGAATGTCGTCTAATGTTATAGCTTCTTCATTAACTTTTGACATTAATTTTGTAGTTCCAGATTCATTTAATTCGCAAATAGATTGTAAAACATCACCAATTTTAATATTATCGCTATCCGATTTAACAGTTTTAGGTTTTTCTTCCTTTTTATTTCTATCTAATACAATATCACCAATACAATCTATATCCTCAAATACAATAATTTTTTTATCAAAAGATATATCATCTTTTTCATTATCTTCATTATATCTATTTTCAAAGAAAAATCTCTCTAATTGACGTTTTGATTTAATAATTTTAAGAGATAATACAACAATATGTCTGTTAGTATAATTGGCTAACGCTTTAATAAACGAGGTTTTGCCTGTTCCGGGAGGACCATGTAAACCAATTCCTAGAGAATAAGGAATTCCTTTTTTATAATACCAATCCTTATTGCGTAAGAAAAAATCTATTTTTGAAATAATTTCTTTTTTACCATCAAAAAATATATTATCAAATGTTCTAGCGCTTTCAAAGTTGTCTTCTCTCCAAATATCTAAAGGCGAATCTTCATCCTTTTCAATATTTACTCTTTCAAGACAATAAATAAATCTTTTATTGACTCTATTTTTTTTAATTGATGATAAATATTTTTCAGTAATATTATCAATGTAATTTTTAAGATAACTAACTGAATATTTATATGAATAAATATAAATAGTTATTTTATCAGTGCGTGAACTAGATTTTTCCTTTTCATTACGTTCTTCTTCTTGTTCTATTTCTGATTTAATAAAAATGTTGTCATCTAGTTCAAAATGTTTATCTTGAGAAACCATAAAAATATCTAGATTTTTTCTTCTATCACCTAGGTCATCTGAAGACTGAAAATTGCTATGAGTTTCTTTAATACTGTATACTGTTGATAGTCTATCTA